CTTAATGATTTAATAATTAAAGTTTCAGTAGCTCCAGGTGATAGCAGTGTATTAGTTTCAGCTGCAGTTATAGTTTTCCCGTAAAATTTATATTGATTTACAACAGCCATTATTCAATAAAGAAACTTTTAGCTTCTATTTCCTGTTTTAATTCTTCTTGAAATGTTGTGTTTAATTTTTCTAAGACAGCATCTAAATCTCTAACTAAAGATTGAGCTACGTCTTCTCTATATTCTCTGCTTGCTCGTGTTAATGTTTGTACTATTTTTGCCATAGACTTGCTAATCCTCCTTGATTAAAATAAGCACCTTTACCAAATCCTGGTCCAGCAACTTTTCCTTGTTTACCACCTGTATCAGCAAAAGCTTTTTCTTTGGCAGCTGTTTGTGCATGCCAACTTCCTCCTCCATCTCCACGCGGACCTTGAGGTCTATCAAGTACAACTCTATTTGATCGAGCCATTTGAGCTTGTCTTTCTCTTTCTTTTGCCATTCTCTCTTCTTTTGCTCTGTTAGCAATACCTTTTTGATATTGATCAGCTCTTTTTTTAGCTTCAAACAAAGTTTTAAATCTATTTAATTGCCATCCTCTTAATCCTTCAGCTTTCATAGCTCTTAATTCTTCTTCAGTAAGCACTCCATCTTCCATAGCGTCTTCATAACCATAATCCTGTCCAATTTTACTTTTAGCTAACTTGTCAAATTGTTCTCTTACATCATACTCACCAAAAAGAGATCTAACATTTTTTCCAAAAGGATCTTTATTAGGACCTCCTACGCCTCCCATAAAATTAACTTCTGGATCTAAAAACATTTGTTTTTGAAATTTTTCATAAGGATTGTCTGGTCTTATACTTCCTAGTAGCATTCCTAATCCTGGAATTCCAGAAAGTGCTCCCATAATATTACCTACTAAAGCACCACCTTGATTTTTAGCTCCTGAAAATATGCCGCTTGCAAAATCTTTTGCACCAGTAAACATATTACCCATTGTATTAGTCGCACCACTAAACATATTACCCATTTTATTTCTTAAGAATGCAAGTCCTTGTGGAGATTGATAAAAATTTTCTTTTTCTAAACCCATTTGTATATTTCCATAAGGATCAATTGGACCATATCCTCCAAAGTGTGGACTAATTCCTGGTTGATGTTGTCCTGTCATAACATCTAATGCCAAAGGTTTCATTCTTTGCATATTAGTTAATATAGGATTAGGGTAAGGTGCAACTGTCATACCTTGTTGGTATCCTACTCTAGCAATACCACCACCTGCATAATCTCTTTCCCATCTCTTTGCGATCTCGGGTAAGTTAGCATGCATATAGCGTCTTTGCTTTTCTGATTTAAATGGCATTATCTTCTTCCTCCAGCATGTACATCTAACCTAAAAGTACCTAATTTCCAATTAGAATCTATCGCTGTATTAGATATTTTTAAAGCAACCGACCTACCCCTCGCTCTACAAGATTTATATGTAGTGCTAGAAGTAATAGTAAATGGGCCTAAAGTAGAACTTGCTGCTGTCTCATTAGGAAAATCTCTTAGATCTAATTGAACCACAGTATTACCTGCTTGTGAAATAAAGTCAGGTAAAAATCTACTAACCCTCATTATATATTCACCATCCCCTCTAAAAGTAATTCCTCGTTGTTGATCTTGAGTTATATCAAAATCTCCAGATAGTATATTAGCAGGAAGTGCATAAGTTGTTCCTCCTTTAATATAATTTACTCCTTTTTCATGTTCATAATAAATAGTAATTCCATCACTATTTCCTGTAACATCAAAAGAAGTGTCTGTATCTGCATCATAAAATGTAGCGTGAGGTAATCCAAAAACTGCTGAGTCAACCCAGGTTGTTCTTGGAAAGATACTACTTGCATTAGTAAACCATATTGGTCTATCTACGGTAGAATCTAGATAACTATAAAACACGCATCTGTTATTTACATTTGAATCGGCTGTTGGATAAAACCACATTACCTCTCCAAACAAATTATTAACTCCACAATAAATCATTTGATTAGAAGTTGTATTAAGATCATCGTAAACATAGTCTTCTACTAGACAGTCCATAGATTCTAGTTTACCAGTAAATCTAAAGAAACCATTGTCTGACATCCAGTAAGCTGCTCCATCTACTTCTACGGACGCATTCTTTCCAATCAAACCACAGTTAGTACCTACTTGTTCATAGGCAAAAGTAAAAGGTTGACCAACAAACCTCATGGTGAATAAAGACGTATCCGTCCAAACATAAATTGCATTTCTACCAAGTGTGGCTCCCATGATCCGTGATCCGGCGGCCAGTCTTTGTGTACCAGCACTATTGGTTGCTGTTGGTGCCCAGGTATTTATATCTTCTTGAGAAGAAAATCTTATAAACATATCATCTTGTGTGTCAGTATCTCCAATAGTTGTTTCTGTTCCAAATAAAATTAAGTGACGATCGGGAGTGGATACTAACATATCTCTAGATGCTGTTGGTGCTCCTGTTATAATAGTAGCTCTGGTTGAAGTTGCATTAGTTGCGTCAGCGTTCCATTCAAAGACTGCTCCATTACAAATTAAAGCAACTAGTGTACCTCCTAAATTATCTAATGACCAAAGTCCTGGTTCTGCAACTTTATCCGTTGTCGTTGCAGCTTGACCCCACGCAGCATAGTCACTGGTATTAGTTACCGTTGCTCCGTCTGAGTGAGCCGCTCTAGTAGTTCCTCTAACTGCTCTAGTGATCCCTGTTAAAGTTGTGGTTCCTGAAACTCCTGTGTAAGAAATTTCTTCTGTGCCTACTTGAATATAGTTTGTGCCTGTAGTTGGAAATCCTGTAATAGAATCTAAAACAATACTGGTTCCTGATCCACCTGTTCCATAAACATTATCTCCTAAAGCACCATCTAAAGTATTAGTTTGTGGGTTTGTTACCGTACCACCAAACTGAGATATACCCCAACCATAAACTCCAACCTGCTCAGCTGGACCTACGTGGTAATATCTATAATAAGTTATGCCTCCAGAAGTTGTGGCTCCCGAAGCAGTTTCAGTTGCTCCTGCATTAATAGTAAGAGTAGTAGTAGTGGGTGCTGATAGCACCATAAATTTTTTGTCACAAAAAGTAGTAGCATCAAAAACAGAATTAGTAATTGAAGTAAAAGTAGAACTATCTCCAAATAAAATTATATCACCTGCTACAAAATTATGGGCAGAACTAAAAGTTAGTGTAACCGTTGTGTCACCGTTAGTGGTAGAAAAGGCGCTGGTAATTGCTGTACCTGATGGATTAACTAAAGGATGAATATCATAATAAACTCCTCCAGAATAAACATATAGAATTCTATTGGTTCCTAAAATAGAATATTTAATACCTAATTTATTAACCATTTGATGAAGGGCTCGAGTAGGACCAGTTAAAGATTTATCTCCTAATTGAGACCAGCCTCCTATTTTTTCAGGAGTACCATATCTAAAACGAACATTTTCACCTTCTTGCCATTGAGCTTCTGCTCCTGTAGGTGTTACTTGTTTATTAAATCCAGGTAAAAATCCAATTTTTTGTAGCATATATAATCCTTAAAAGGAGACAGTAGGGTATGTGGTGGATCTACTGTCCCCATCTAAGAATTATATCATCGTTTAAACCAAGATGGAAGACCTAAATGTAGACGCTTATCAAACATATTATCTTTGCTTCCCATTGTCTTACGGTTATTATAATGTAAAAATACTTGAATACATTCTTTTCCTTTAAATTTTTTTCTCCAATGCTCTAGCTCACAGCCAGAATAAACCAGCATGTCTCCTTGTTTAAGATCTACTTTAATTCCTTTTTTATCTACTTCTCCAGATGGCTCTAAATATATTGGCCACTCATCACCACCAAGATTCATAGTAGTTGATATCTCACAACTAAATCTATCTTTGTGTCTTTTAAGTTCGTCACCTTTTTTATAGATTCTTCCATAAGTATAAGCTGGATATAGTTTAAGACCTGTTGCTTTCTCCATTTGTGGTTGACATTTAAGTAACAAAGTTTCCATAGCAATATCCGAGTAACAAGAATAAGTATTAGGTATTTGGTCATCATCATAAGTTCCTAATATAGTTTCAAAAGGTGAAAAATATTTGGCTTGTTTACAAGTATCTAACACTTGTTTTTTCATTAAAAAATAATTAGCAACAAAAGCTGCTAAGTCTTTTGATATTGCTTGACGGATAATACAATATTTATTTTTTTTAAAAGTCAATAATTATATACCCCTCTTTAAATCTAAACCAATATTTCCAGACACACTAATTCTTTCTTCATCTGATAAATAAAAAGGATATACACAATGATGATATTTTGAAGAAAAAAATAACATTTTTCCTTCATCTTCAGGTTCTAAATCATAATTTAATTGAGAAATATCTCCTAAAGAATTTACAAAAAGCATTTGAAAAGTATTAGGGTGTTTAAGAATTGCATGTTTTATAAAAGGTAGCTCACATTCTTTTTTATGACTAGAAGGAATTTTTAACCAAATCACAAAAGAAAAAACTCCAGTATGATTATGCACAGGATTAAATTCATATTTTTTTTGATAGTTAACCCAAAAACGATTTAAAATATAAGGTACTTCCTTTTCAATAACTA